TTGAACCAATCGGGCATACGCAATTCGTCTGTTGGATACGCAACACTTGTGTATCCTAGTGGGTTCTGCTTGAGCTTACAAACAATAACTTTCATACCGTCTACAATCTCTTGCGAATATTTGTCACCGTTCATGCGCTTCAACGTATTCCAGTTGATACTTGCTCGAACGTGTCCAGGCATGTTTGCTTTACCCTGCTTCTGCTCAAGACGTTGATAGTGTCCAATCTTGTTTGCACGTTTAGGTGAACCCTTCTCCCAACCTGGACGCTCATTAAACTCAATACGGAACTGTGTGATACGATCAAGTATATCTTCCTGTGGCTTATCAGTAAGTACCATAAGCAATAGTTCGCTTAGGAATTCTTGCATAAACACAGGAGTATCTGAACGGCGCAAGTCTAAGCCCATTGCTTTTACTTTACCTGGCTTACCATCTACGTCACTACGGAAGCCTTCTGTGTCATATACTAGTGCTGCATAACGCTTTTTAGTAATAAACAGTCCGCTTTCCGCAACAATCTCTCGACCTGCTGCAATGACTTCTGAACGACTCTTTGGACAATGAAACGCTTTTGCCATCATGTCGGTAAAAGTTGCGTTAGCTGCTTCTGATACTTGATCATACAGCGTAATAACATTCTCTTTAGTCCACGGAATCTTACCAGCAGCTACTTCATGTTTTAAAGTAGGCCAAGCACTAAAGTATACAGAGTCAGTATCACCGTAAATAACTGCTTCACCAACGTGGTCGTATTCGCCAGTAATAACTTTATTGACTTCTGCACTCATATGTTTAACAATCGTACGGCCAGTAAGAGTGGTAGACTGACCAATACGCTTATCGAAAAATCTGCAACCAGGGTTAAGAATAGCACCATATAATGAGTTCAAGTTAATTTTCTTTACGAGCTGACGTTTGTCCCAATACTCGATTTCTGCTTTGTTTCCTGCTTCTTTAGCTTTCTTAAGCATCTTCTGCATATCTTTACGTTCAGCATACCAACGCTTTAGGATACCAGGAATAACACCTTCAAATTCTTGTGTAAAGATAGTTCCGTTTGAACTAAGCATCCAAGGATTTTGACTGTCAAAGATTAATTTATAAATCTCTGCGCCGCTCATTACCTGCGACTGACCATTTTCAAAATCTACAGTTAGAGAAATATCTCTACGCTTTTCCATAACTGCTTCATATTCTTCTGTAGAGAAACGTCCTTCCCAGCTACCAGCAAAACTCTTTTTCTTTAGTGTCATGTCTTCGTGTACACGAGCATCACTAATTTCTAAACGAATCTGGCCGATAATAGTTTCTGGTGCCATGTTCAACGCACGAATCACTGATGGATACAGTGAGTTCAAGTCCATTGAACCAATCCACTTATGCAAGCCCTTTTTAGGGAACGCAACATACGCACCTGCTGCTTGTGTATTTTCTTCGTCGTCTCTACCCTTACGGTTAGGAACTTGCAAGCCTCTGTGATGAGCTTCGTTAATAATGCCCTGTTCAGTAACAGCAACAGCACCCATTGTAGTTTGCAACAATACAGTATTTTCGTGTGCAATACTATTGCTTAGATCAATAAAGCGTAGTTTCTTATCTAGCTTGTCGAGTAGCGCAGTATCCTGAATGTTATATTCAATAAACTTTTTAAAGTCATTGTTGTATAACTGATCAAGTGTGCCTTCGTATGCTGTCTTGTTTTCGCCTACTTCGATCTCGCCAATAGCATCCAGTCGATAACTGTGACGCTCTTCATAGGTATACTTACGATACAGGTTCAAACTGTCTAAGTGTACACGACCTACTAAGTCATATGTTTCACTCATCTTGCCATATTTTTCGTATTCACGCTTCTTAGGTAACTGTCCCCATAAGCAGAAACGTCTTGTATCATCTTTACTCAGTACACGAGCTACACGGTTTACAGTATACGGAATATCGTATCCCTCACTGTTCCAACCACTCAAAATGTCTGCATCTTCAATAAGTGTCAAGAACGTGTCTAGCATGTCCTTTTCTTTTTCAAACAGCATTACATTAGGAATGTCTTTAAGCAACTCTGTTGCTGCTTCCATAGTAAGTGTCTTAGGCGGAACAGCCAAACAAATCATTGTTTCTAGCCACTGCAAATAAACGGAGACAGACGTAATGCCCATAAACGGATCACTAGGATCCGCGAAGCCACGCTCCGGGTCAAAGTCTGTCTCAATATCGAAAAATGCAATGTTTAGTTTAGGTGCATCTTGATTAAGATAATGTTCACTAAGTGTTTGAAAGATTGGATTGATGTCGCTTTCAAACAGAGTCTTGTCTCTGTTAATTGCAATCTCTTTGCGGAAGTCTTTAGTGTTCTTACACACAATACGACTCAAAGGATCGCCGTACACACTCTTGTACTTGCCTTTAGGGTCTTTATAATAAAATGTATATTTTACTGGATATTCGCGGAATGTTCTAACTCCGTCTTTGCGTTCAACTACTTTGATCAGATCATGATCACGGTCAAACAATGCGTCTACGTAACTCAATTAAATGCCTCCTGTTGCTTGTGGCCAACTAACCTTTAAACCTGTTCTTAAAGTGAACGACTCTTATAATATTAAGCCTACAATGTATATAGCTGTCAAGCCTATATTAAACCATAGGAGTGAATTCTCTTTCCATAAGTACCCGACTAGAATCCACAGTGCATTACCTATAATAAAAAAGTAATGATGCAGATACAGTTCAGGAACAAAGCTAGCAAGGCAAGCTGCAATCAAAACAATTACAGTACTTACCCAAGCTAGCCATTGATAGGGTTTTACCACCATCCTATTGCAACTCCAAATCCAAACACATTAACTATTGCAAAGTAGCTAGTTAATAGTAGGGGCCACGGAAGGCCTCTACGATAATAAGCATATGCGCCAGTTAACGATCCAATAAAGAACCCAGGATATACCAATGCCATATTAGGATTGTCAGCAGTAAACGCAAGTGTTAAACTTGCTGCCACAGTAGTAATAAAACTTACAAGTTCGTAGAAGAACGCAGTTTTGTCACTAATGTAACTTTGTACCCAAAAGTCCTTAATCTTATTCACTTGAAAAATCCCATTGCTAGTATCCAGCCTGTTACATGAAGGAATGCAAAGTATGTTGTCATTACTAGTGGCCAACCTGCACCTCTACGCACAAACGCTAAAATACTAAACACTGCTCCTAAGAAGCTAACTGGATAGATAAATCTAAAATCTGGAGTAGGCTGTGCTACAGCAATCCAGGTCATGCTAATGAATACACATGCACTAGCGATCGTTTCAAAGTAGAATGCTCTACGATCGCTAGTGTAACTGCGTACCCAAAAGTCTTTAACTTTTTGCCAAAGACTCATTACTTGTCTACGCCTACTGTAGCAACAATTGTTTCGAGATCTTCGAAGTAGTCTGCATGCTTTTCCCAGTCACGTTTCTGTGCAATCTTGATTGCTTTGTTAATTAGTGCTGGCTTAATGTCTAGTTCTTCTGCTACTGCCTTAACAGTGTCTTTGAGACCTTCTTGCAAGTCTTCAATTTCCTGCAATACAGTTACGCCTTCTTGTACTAGACGCTCAAGTTTTGCTTTTTCTTCTGCACCATAGGTACGATCGCTCATAAAAATACTCCTGAATAAATGTTATATTACTTGTTAAGTATATATGATTATTCAGGAGTTGTCAAGTGTTTTATGGAAGACTTAATCGTTTTTGGCAACAGCCTTTGCAATTTTATGTGCTTTTTTAATTGTTGATTTTTTCAACGGGGGCTCATCACCTGTTGATTTCATAGCTTGTGCCATACCGATTGCATATTCATTTCTGGCTCTTTCTGCAAGTTTCTCTGCAAGAGTAGATGTATATTCTGTTTCAGTAAAGGTCTTTTCTCTTTTTAGTACATTTACTGTTGATTTTGATTCTGCAAATTTCATATCATAGTCTAATGCATGATATACACTACCAATGTAGTCAGCACACTTAGTAATCTTAGCCTGTTGCCATCCTTCGATGCCTTCTGCTTCACTTACGCCTTTTAGCATGTCGTGTAGTTTAATAGCATACTTTGCAATCTTGTATAGGTCGGCGCGAGCCATTTGAACTTCGTGGTCACGTTCTGCTGCATGTGCTAAATCGCCTAAGCCTTCTTTAACTTGTTTGGTCATTGTAATCTCCGGAATACCTTATTAATAGTATTTATCTCTTTATGGCTTTGCCGCCCATTAAATTGTTACTTAACTCTAATGCATTCTTAGCAGTACCGTCTGGGTTTTTCTTTTGTGGCGCAACTGGTACACCGTTTTTATCACGTTTAATCTTAGCGTTTGCACTTGTAGGATTTGCAACTGCTGCCAAATCACCTGCACTTGTAGAACCTGCGCTTGCTTCTTCACCAAATTCTTGTCTAGCCAATTCTGCTTTGGTCATTATAGGTTTTGGATCCTCAGGTTCTACTCCGCCAAGTAATGTTTTGGCTTTTGCAAGTGAATTTCTAATTGCAGCTTCTGCTTCTCTAGTAATACTACCGCGAGTAAAACTATTTGGGTCTTTGACTAATTCAAATCCTTGACGTTTTAAACCTGACCCATCTAGCGCCATATCAATGTTTGATAGAATAGCAGCACCCTTTGCAAGCATATCTGCTCCCGATGGTCCAGTTTCTTCTTTAACACATGAACCTTTTTCGCCACGGGTTTTTCCAGGAACTTTTCTATAACCAGTCCAGCACTTATCGTATGTGCTGTCATTACCATGGCGTTCGTCTTCTGTTATTTCAAATATTTTCATTTTTTCTTTTCCTTAGGTGTATCAGTCGGAACTCCTGCTTCTATTAGCATAGCTTTATATTTTTTATAATTTTTTAATCTATCGTAATACTTTTTATCACCAGATCTAAGTTTTGAAGAACTTGCACCAGTAACAAATCTTGTAATTCTCATCTGATCTGACCAAACATTGTTAGCATACTTACGTACTCTAAAATCCCAAAATGCTAGTGCAGACATCAATGCAATGTTTGGAGTGGCTAATAATTCTGGTTGCTTTAATAATGGTAACCCTGTTGCTTTTCCAACTCTAGCATAATTGTCTCGACCAGTTACTTGAATATAGCCACGGCCTTTGTATTTGGCACCGTCGCCAGGTTTAGTGTTTCCTACATTCTTAGCAACTTGATTAGTCTGTACTCGTTTTCCGTTTATAGTTTTAAATACTGGTTCGTAACGTTTAATATATGATTCGCTACCGTATTCTTCAAGACTTGAAAAGTTATCAGTTTCTACTGCACACTGTCCTAAAAACGATGCTAACTCGTCGGCCTTCATATCATTGTTAAGACCAAAAGATATTAAAAACTTTTCTTGTTCATTAAATTTTGACAAGTCGTATCTAAAATTACCATTTTTTACTACTGGTGCTTTGTCTG